ACGCAGCTACCCTCACTCCTGGTTCTTTCCCTTATTTCTACATTGCTCAAGGTAGAACAAACACTTATTTACAAGGCTCTAAGCGTTCAGACAAAATTTCTGGATGTGCTCAAGGTGGTTCTTGTAAATCAAATGTTACTGAGTGGTACAAAGTGAAAGGTTGTGGTACAGCAACTAATCAAATTATTGACATCACTGATTTTAACGTAAAATGCGGTGATATCGTAACTTTGACTGTTCGTGCACACTCTTCTTACATTGACACTCTGTATTTCAATGGTTTGACACGTTCTGTAACTGTTCAAGCTCCTTGTTGCGATTGTGGTGGAGATCCTTGTGAAACTGTTGATGTTGATGCTCTGATTGACCAATTCATCACTAAATTAGAAGCTACAGCTCCTGATTTCTTAGGTGGTGATACAACTGGTACAAATCCTGATAACATCACTTTAAGCACTTTCTTCACTTTCACTAATGTTGGTGGTACTATTCTTCGTATTGAAGGTAAGCCTCTGACTAAATATGGTCAACCTTGTGATGTTGCAGCATTCCCTTATGAATATGACAGACTGTGGTTCCGCACATTCATCTATTCTGGTCCTGCTACCACTGCTGACTTTATCGTAGCTGATAGTTGTAACATTGTAGCTACTTCTACAATCACTCAAACTTCTAACTATCCTACAGGTACTTCTGATGAAATCAAACAACTTGAAAAGAACTACTATTCTTATCAAGCTGGTTACCTAAAGCATCTCTACAGAATGGTGGGATACAATGGAAACTTTGAAAGCTGGGTGAGTGATGGTACAGTGTATGACACTTATTACATTAAGTTTAATGCTTTTGATAAATCTGCTTACCAATGGGGAGATTATATCGAGCAAGACTCAATGGTGATCATCGCTGTTCCTGAAGGAACTGCTTCTTCAAATCTTTACAATGCATTGGAAGATGCTCTTGGAGAGATTGAGTTTGATAACACATGTATCACTACTACCACTACTACCACTGTTGTTTTAGGGTAATAGAAGAAAATACGATCATACAACCTGTGCCAGAGGGTGAGAGAGGATAAGTCTCAAAGTCCTCTGGCACAATTATTTAGAACACTATGTCAGATTTAAGATTGGATATAGCAGTGATTCCCACTTATAACTCTCAAACATTGGGAATTGCTGATACTTCAACATATCCCTCTCCCTCATCTATTTCTGCTCCCTCCATTGAATTTAATGTTCCTTCTTTTGGAAAGGTGGTTCTACCATTCAATCCAAATAGTTTCAACTTGTTTAATTCCACATCTTTAGGAATTACACAAGTGGGCGATACACTATTACCTCTTCCTGATGGTGTGTATTATATTAAATACACCATCACTCCTGCATATCAAAACTTTGTTGAGAAAACGATCATGCGTGTTGATGCTCTCCAAGAGAAATTTGACAGTGCTTTTATGAAACTAGATTTGATGGAGTGTGATAGAGCAATTAAAACTCAGCAGAAAACAGATTTAAACAGTATTTATTTCTTCATACAAGGAGCAATAGCTGCTGCAAATAATTGTGCGGTGGCAGAAGCTAACAAGCTTTACAACCAAGCTCAAAAGATGTTGAACAACTTTATGAAGAATGGATGTCAGTGTTCTGGCACAAATTATGTAACCAACTTCTATTAATATGGCTAAGTGTACCAAATGTGGAGCTAACTTTGGCTGTGGATGTCAATTAATCAATGGACTGTGTGCAGCTTGTAATGCAGCTCAAAAAGGAACAAAAAGATTTAAAAATGTTATCACCAAGGCTTATAAATTGTGTAGATTGTTCTGACATTTGTGTTGTAATCTCAGAAATAGATTGCAAACTAACACAAATGGCAAAGGATTTGTACAATAACACTATTTATTCTCTCAACAAGAAAATAGATGGAGGTGTTATGAATGATCTTTTGAACTACAAAAGAATATTACAATACAGAATTTGTAATATAGAATATGGTGGTAAAAACTTTTCAGACGAACAAATTATCAGTAGAATTAAATTATTAATACATAAATAAAATATAAAATGGGTTGTTCGAATTGCTTTAATGGATGTCCTGAGATTGTTTCTGACCAATGTGTTAAATATACAGGGGTGGATGTACCAGTTCTTGGTATTAAAAAGGGTGACTCTTTGTCTTATGTAGAACAAGCAATAATTGAGTTTTTAACATCCACACTTGATGGAACTGGTATTAAAATCAATGTTCCTTCTAACATCATTTGTAATTTAGTAAAGCAGTATCTTCCTACGTGTGGTGATCTCACTGTTGTAGATTTGATTACAGCTCTTATTAAAGCTGCTTGTGATTTACAGACACAAGTGAACTCAATCAAATCAGATTTAGCAGTTTTAAATGATGATTATACAATTGGATGTCTTACAGGTGTTACAGCTTCTTCAGATACGCATGATATTGTACAAGCAATTATAACAAAGCTTTGTGCTCTCGATGCTGCATTTACAGCATTTGTTTTAGATGTTACAACAAATTATGTAAAGAAGTCTGAATTAAATTCATTAATACAGTCTTATTTAGATAGTATTTCTCCATCTGTAACACAGCAGTATCAAAAGATGGTTCCTTATACAGTGGTAGAATATTATGGTCCCACTTCTAACTTTGATGGTGATGGTAAGGGTATTGCTGGTCTTGGTTGGGACAAGATTTATATTTGTAATGGACAAATAGTTGGTGGGTTTCCCACTCCTGACAAACGTGGAAGAATTCCTGTAGGAGCTATACAGAATGTTCCTGGATCACTTCCTTTAGATCCCGTTATTGCTCCTGGAGGATTCAATCCAAACTATGCTTTATATGGAACAGCTGGAACTAACTCTGTACAATTGACAAGTGTTTCTCAAATTCCATCTCACACACACGTTGCAACTGTTACACTAACAAATCCTGACCATACACACTTTACAACTACTGATCCTACAGAAAATAAAGACACTTTATCTGCAAGTAATTCTGTACAAGCAAGTGCTGGTGATTCTGATACAGGTGGTTTAGGATATGCATTGAGAGGAAACAGTTTAACTCCAACTATAGGGCTCACCAGTCCTTCAAAAAGTGATATAGATGTAGATGTTGTAAACTCTTCTACGGGAGGCACAGATGCTCATAACAATATCCCTCCTGTTCTTGCTTGTTATTATATTATGTACATTCCATAAATTATAAAAAATGTCTTGTTATCCTAATAATTCTTGTAACAGAACCGTATTAAAAAGTTGTGATAATACGGATTCTGTAGTGTACACAGGGGAAAACCTAGAGTGTACAGGCATAGAGTATGGTGACACGTTAACTGTTGTTTTGCAAAAATTAGATGAGAAATATTGTGAAATAAATGAAAGATTGAATAATTGTTCTACAACAACAACTACCACCACTAATTTAATTCCAACTTGTCCAAGTCCTTTGGATGATTTCTTCAATAGTACAACAATTACCACCACCACAGCAAAACATCCAACTTCTTGTGGTTCAAATCCTATTCTTAACATTTTTAAATAACAAATTATGGCACTTTCTATAGAAACAATAATTGAAATTTTAGACAAAGGTATAGTTGAAGACATTTGTGACTGCTGTCCTTGTGGAGATATTTATGTGTTTGGAGGGGTGGAAACATATTTAAAATTTGTTGAAGCTACAAATTGGTATGATGTTAGTTGCTCTGAAAAACCTAAAAATTCATGGCAATCAAATTGTTGCACTGATAATTGTTTTAGTGAACTATCTGCGTATTTAGGAGATGATGGCACTAATGGTCTTCTTGATAAAGGATTTATAGAATATTCTCTTTTAAATGGTAAGTCTACATTATGTGTTCTATATGAATATATAGTTGCAAATAATTTATCAAAAACAGCAGCCACCAATCTTATAAATCAAGTGCTTGATAAAGGAATAGTTTTTGCTTGTAGCAAAGACACAACTCCAGAAAATGGAGATGCTAGTAGTCAAATACTTGCGTCTGTTGAAACTTTTTTACAATTTGCTGAAGCAACTGGCTATTTTCCATGTATGTCTCTCGATCCACCTCCTGCTGATCCATGTACTTGTCTTCCTAAAGAAACATGTTGTTTTGACATAAAAGCTAGTGTAGAAACCTACCTTAAATATGCTGAAGCAATTAACCTATATGCATTTGTTCCGCCAGGATTATAATAATAAATAATACAAATTGATGTCTTGGATTAAAAACATATTCTATCCAAAAAGTTGTCATCCTGAAAAGTGTGATGAGCTAACCTATGATGGACCCCCTCTCTCATGCATTGATGTTCAAACAAACACGTTTCTTAATGAGATTATAAAAAGTTTGGATGCAATGCTTTGTGAAGCTGAAAGTAGAGCAATTCAATGTTGTCCAACCACCACTACTACCACTACAGTGGCGCCTCTAAATTCATTAATAATGGCAGAAAGTGGTACATATTGTGAACAAACAACGTTCTATTCTGTACCTTTCAATGGGTATCCTTATTATGGAATCTATGCCAATACTAGTGGCATCTCTCCAGTGAATGTTGGTTTTGTTTGGTATAATCCAGATGGACTTCCACCTTATGCTCCAGGATGGTATTGGACAAATGTAATTGGTTCTACAACACCTCCTTCTTCAGTGAATGCGTATTTACAATGGACTTTAGGGGGTGATCAACCATCTTCTCCACTAATTCCAATAAACGGTGATGGATGGGAATGGACATCTTTAAAAGACAGTATATCGTATTTTGCAATACAAACTGAAACTTGTCCCACTACAACAAGTACTACCACTCCACCACCATAATACTTATATGTTTCAAAAAGTCCTGTTTTGTTGGTTTTACAGGAAGTTTTCCCCGAATGTTTCTACATTTGGGGTTTTTAGTTTAATTTATAACTAATTTAATTATTGCATATAATTGCTCTGATTAAATTAATTTGGTAAATTTGGGACAAATTAGTATATTTACCCCAATTTTAACTAAACTACTCCTATATGCAGGAAAACAACCATCTTCTACACAAACTAGAACAGATGCTTAGTTGGAAAAGAAGTAAGAGCTTTTATGCAAAAAAACTAAATGTTACAGAACGAGAGGTTGATGATCTACTGAGAGAGCTTAAGGGTAGGGATGAAATACAAAATGATGCTGAAATTGCTGCTTATGTAGATGCTCTTGAAGAAAGAGTGGTAGAAGTGAACAATGAAAAAGGTACACTGAAAAGCACATTGCACTGTGATTTTGAACCAAAGTCAGACTTAGAATTAGCAGAATTACACAAAATTGACCTTACTAGATATAAAATATCTAACTACTGGTCTAAAGTAAAAAGTAATGGTAAGTTTACTTCTTCTGTATTTGCCACGCTTAGGAAACCAAGTGATTACACTGCTGAAGACTTTGCTAAGTTTTTGGAGAACTATGTTCCTAAGGAGGTGAATGTAAGACATATTGAGTATGAGCATGAGGATTTTAAATATGATGATGTAGATATTGAGGTGTCTATTTCTGATTTTCATTTAGCAAAGAAAACTCTAGAAGGAGAAACTATAGAAGATAAGAAGGAACAATACATGAGTGTTCTTATAGATCTTGTAGAGAAGGTGAGAAACTCTTTTGATATAAACAAGGTGGTTTTTCCTATTTCTAATGACTTTTTCCATACAGACAACTACCAGAATAGTACAACAAATGGCACTCCTCAAGATGTGCTAGTTGGATATGATAATGAGTATGAGGAGGGGTTTGATCTACTGGTTCAAGCCATAACCTATTTGCAGGAAGTTGCTGGAACTGTGGAAGTTATACTAGTTCAAGGCAATCATGATCGAACTAAATCATTCTACTTAGCACATGCTCTAGATATCTTCTTTAGAGATAATGATAAGGTGTCTTTTGAAAGAAATCATTCCACTGTAAAGTCCACTATATTAGGAAATACCTTTATAGGATACCATCATGGAAATTGTAAGATAGATGAACTACCCTTGTTATTTGCCACAGGAGATACTGCTGCAGATTTTGGACTAGCCACATATAGAGAAATCCATACAGGTGATAAACACCATTATATGGCAAAAGAGATAAAAGGTGTTAGAATTCAACAGATGCCTTCTCTATCAGGAACAGATAGATGGCATGCTGATAACAACTATGTAAACAATATTAGAGCTGGACTCGTTCTAATCTATGATTCTGAGAAAGGAAAGATTGGAGAGTTTGAATCAAGAATATAAATAAAATGGCAACTTTAAGAAAATTGGTTTCAGATGTGCGTTCTATGCACAAGATGTTGTCTACAGACAGTTTAATCACTGATAGAGTGATTGCTTCTGAGATTAGACTTAGTTCTCTGATGCTGATAAAAAGAGAAACTAATCTTAGAAAACTCTGGGCTACATCTACAATTTTTACCACCATTCCTTGTTTAGAGATGGTGGAAGTTCCTATTTCTGAATGTTGTGATTATGCAGATCCTTGCACTGTAGCTAGAAGTAAGTATAAACTTCCTCGCATATCTGAAGGAAACTATCAATATGTAATTCAAGGGGTGTATTCTATAAATGCTATGGGGGGTAAGGGTAAGAAGTTGAAAGAGATTACAATCAACAGATACATCAATCTCTTAAAACTTCCTATTATTAAGAAAGAGGAATATTATTGGATAGTTAATGGATATTTATATGTAAGTAATCCTCTGTTACAAGGAATTAGGATAGCTGCATTATTTGAGGAAGACATACCAAATGAAATCCTCTATCCAGAATGTGATTGTGGAAAAGACTATCCTATTGAGGACTTGTGTAAAAACCCATTAGATAAAGAATTTGCATTACCAGGCTATCTAGAAAAGCAGGTTTTGGAACTTGCCTCTCAAAAACTACTTTCTACATATTTCAGAATAAAAACTGATATGACAGATGATGGAGTGGATGGTCAGGCACAAAATGCACCAAATGGCAGATAATGCGTACAAAGATAGACTGGAGAAGTGCAAGTAAAGAAAACTACAATCAATTTTGCAAAAAGCATCCCTCAATAAAACTTTCTTTTAATGAGTGGAGGAACATTGTTCACATCTACATAGAGTCTTACAAAGAGTATATTCTTGAGACAGGAGAAAAAGCTAAGCTTCCTTTTGGATTTGGTGAGTTTTCCATCAACAAGAAAAAGAGGAGAAAGATAAAAGGTGTGGATGGTAAGGAGTTTATCAATCTTCCTGTAGATTGGAAGAAAACTAAAGAGAAAGGAAAAATCATATATAATTTCAACTACCACACAGAAGGGTTCTTTTTTGGATGGATGTGGTTCAAAGATAGTGCAAGATTTAAATTTGTAGATCTTTGGTATTTCAAACCTTCTAGACTTACATCAAGACTTCTTTCCCACTACATAAAGGTGAACGATAAATACCAACACATTTATCACACATGGAAAAATTAATTAAATGTCATACTATTACAAGTATAATTTCACATCTCCTGAAATTGTCTATTCCACTGTAAAGGAAGAACTTAAGAGTTATTTTGATACAGGGGCTGTAGATGATTTGATGTTTCCCACCTATCTTGACAAATGCTTAAGGAAATTAGGTAGGGCTACATATGTTATTTCTGAAGAAGTGCTCTATATAGAAGATTTTCAAGCTAGACTTCCAGATAACTTTTTTGCTGTAAGAGAGGCTTGGCTTTGCACAACAGTGAACGGTTATCCTTATAAAACAGCTAATTCATTCTATTCTCAAGCTGCTTCAGAATCTACAATTCAGGTGAGTCCTGTTATTTCTAATCAAGTGCCTTGTAACAGCAATTGTCCTCCAGATAATTGTACGTGTATGCCTGAGATTATTCAAGCTGTATACAAGACAAACAATGAAACAAACATAGCTTATACGAAGCAATATCTTCTTAAACCAGGAAACATTTCTGTAAGAGGAGATTGTGCTCTGGATTGTGCAAATTTTGGCAGTTCTTCCGCAGACTCTTTTGATATTAGAGATAATAAGTTTGTAACAAACTTTAGAAACGGATTGGTTCATCTGGTATTTTATGCTACAGAATATGATGAGGGGGGAAGTCAACTGATTCCTGACAACTATCGTATTAGAGAGTATATTGAGGCTTTTATTAAATATAAGGTGTTTGAAACTCTCACTAATCAGACTAATGATGAAACATTTAATCAGCTTCAACAGAAACTGATGTATTACAAACAGCTTTCTGAAGAAGCGTTTATAATGGCTGATATTGAGATTAAGAAACAAGATGCATACGCTAAACAGAGAAGAATAAAGAACGATTTACATAGATTTGACATGTACGAACTTCCTAATAGAATAAGTAGATATGGCTGGAGAAGAAACAACTAACCAAGGTGCTATAAACATCAATCATAACATTGCTGTCACTGGGTTGAACATGGATCAATCTGTTAATCAGATTGCTAAAGGTTCTCTCACATATGCACTGAATGCTGCTGTTGAAAACTTTGATGCAAATTCTGTTAATTATCAAAATGAACAGGGTAATGAATTTTGTTTGTCTTTTCCAGAAGGATATCAATTAATTGGAAAGCATTCAATATATGAAAAAAATAAACATATATTCTTCTTAGCAAATCCTGATACAGGAGATTCTGAGATTGGATATATGGACAATAATGATTGTGGCTA